CTGGTATAGAAAAACAATTATCCTTTCTGAACCAATGTTCTACTAATGTCATAGGCTTATTTAATTTTTCTGCTATTTGCCTATTTGATATCTTTGATTGCTTTTTACTACATCTTAGTAAGACTTTAAGGCTTTCTGTATCTATTTCATATTTTCTTATTTTTACTTGTTGTGGTATATCAATTCGAATTATCTCATTTGGTACTGTGTATAAATAACTACAACCGCCTGCATTTCCTACTGTTGGAACAGTATTACCCAACACCAACATTCTATCTGTATCCCCACAAGCAGAATCTACACCACTTGTGGTTGAGTAAAATTTTCAGTGCCTTTGCTCATTTCTTTTTCCATTTTTTCTATCTTACTTAATATTCTTTCATCTGTGGCAACATATGTATTGTCATATTGTGCTTTATATAAGTGTTCCATGAGTAAAGCAATACAATTGGTTATAATAGAGTTCCCTGACTGTTTATATAGTTGACTATCCGACACTTTTAACTCATAACACTTATCAATATCTTCATCTCTGAAGCCCATAAGCCTAAACGCTTCCTTTGGAGTAAGCTTTCTAACTCTTCGCTTGCCACTCGTTTCTTCATAAACTCTCTTATCACCACAAGCATCAATAGTCCTTAATGTGCCTACATAGTCGCCTTTAAATAACCTAACTCCCTCATCTCTTCTTTCTTCAAAAATCACTTTATTGTCAACTATCATAGGTTGTCTCCCGCCACCTTGCATAGTTGTGAGGGTTGGTGACACACCACCCTTACTCCACACATTGCCAGCATATCCAGTTCCAAAATTATCATCATACACATTACCAAGTCTGATTGGAGTGCGATTATTATCTAAACCTTCTAATATCTGCTTAGGCTGTTTATAGTCAGTTGCAACTAAAGTCCCCATTACTGAATCTTTTTGATATACTAAATCTCTTTGACCAATTGTTCTAAACTCTGGTTTCGTTGTTCCTACAATATTTTTAGTAAATGTATCGTCTGTTATTTGTAGTCTATCTTGAACTTCTTGACTAAGATAATATTTTTCATCTACCTCATCTTCAAGGAAATCTCTCAATCTATATCCAACATCAAAAGGCTTAGGAAATTCATATAATCCAGTATCAATATCTTTTCTTATGCTTATGGCAAATACACGTTCACGATTCTGAGCAATTCCACAATTTTTACCATTTATTACTTGCCAATATGTATTAAAACCTAACTCGTCTAATTTTTCTATCCACTCTTCAAAATCAGGCTTATGGTTTTCGCCTACTAGATTCTTAACATTTTCCAGCATTAGATATTTAGGTAAGGTGTTAGCTACTTTTGCAATTTCTAACAATCTCTCTACCTCATAAAGCAAGCCACTTCTAGTCCCATCTTTAACTATTCCCGCTTGTTTGCCTGCCACTGAAATATCTTGACAGGGAAACGAATATGTCCAAAAGTCTGCATATGGTAATCGTGTTATTTTACTTATGTCCCCTAGGTTGTTTGAAATCTTCATTGCTAACCAATATCTTTTTAATCTCTTGCCTTTTAGTCTAGCAATTGGATTAGTTCCCTTTTTTAAATCAATTCCAATATTTTTATCAATCAATTCCTTCTTCATTTGCTCTTCAGACGGATAGTTCTCATATGTATCTATTGACTCATTCGTCAACCCATTATATATTGCTGCATAAGATACCGTTGCTTCTTTATCAATATCCGATGTCGCTATCACTTCACAATCAAATAAATTAGTTAGATCAATCCCTCTTTTTTGTGCTCCAATACCACTAAATAATTCAATCATTGTTAATTTTTCTTTCAATATATTTATCTCCTTTTTTATAGTGTTATTTATCATCTATGTACATATCAAAATCTTCACACATTTCACACTCTAATGAACTATATAAATTCTTACACGTTTTACATTGTTCGTATAAGTAATCAGGATAAGTTTTCTCACAAATATCTACTATATGTTCACATAACAATTTTGGTATTCTACTTCTGTCAATAGAGCCTTTTGTTCCTTGGGTAGATCCTGGTGTTCTACTTCCACGAGGTGCGGGCGTGTGGCATGGACTCCCATTCTTACACATAGGCTTAAACTTAGGATTAGGGTGGTTAGTCCAAATATCTGTAGGTTTCATTCTAGAATCTCCATATTGACAATACGAAACCGTATATCTAGGTATATCTTGTACCCAACCCATCTTCCTCATACCTCCACGAGGATTTTCTATGAAGGCATATGTAGGATTAAGCTCTTTAATTAGCTTTAAAACATGTTGATTTGTAGTATCACAAGTTTTAGCATACTCACTAATTGGTTCTAATTCGCCTGTTTCTTTATTTTTTCTTCTGTGGTGACTAATTCCCGCGACAGAATAAGAAGTACAGTCTGGACTTGCCCACACCACATCAAAATATCCATATTTACCTATTAAATACTCTACTGTTAGTGTATTAACATCAACATATTCATCAATATCTTTAAAATCTTCATTCCACTCCACACTAACTACCTTGTGACCTTTTTCTTCAAATGCTTTGCCTATACTTCTCGTTCCAGCAAATAATTCTAATACTTTTAATTGTTTCAATATGTAATCCTTTCTATTGTGTTATTTATCATTTATCTATCTTTTAATTTCAATAAAAATCTTGTTTTATTGTGTGTTTATCTTCTAGGTGGCACAACCCATATGTTGTTATATTTATACTGTATTTCCTTAATAATATTATTTACGTAGTTTTTAGCCATCCAATTTCTTTTATTTTTAGTAAAAACCCTTAATACTCGTGCATAAAAATTGTAATCATCTTTTAACTCTTTCCTTATTCTGTCAGCATCTGCTTTATCGCTTGCTATAATCGGTCTAACTCCCATTATACATAAATCATTGTATGGTTTTCCTTTCATCTTACCCCACCCTCTTATTTTAAATGTTCTTTTAATCTACATTAAATCTATGAATTTCAAAATAACCCTCTATTATAATTCCGTTATCAAACTGCACATAACCTTTTTTGTTTCCATGCCCACAACAAGCGTTCATAACATTACCAAGATGTTGTAGGCAGTAATCTTCTCCGTCATTTATTGGATACTCCCCGCACTTAGCACAAGGTCTATATCCTACATCTACTGGCATTCCATTGTCAGCGTATACTCTTTCACCTTTATCGTTAATGATAGTTTTATACCCATCTCCACTACATCGGTCTAACCAGCTTTCTGGTACGTCTTCATGCTTGATATATTTTATATTTTTATCTTTCATATTTGAACATCTCCCTTATAGTTTAGTCAGCAGTCCTGTAAATCTCCATAATTGGCACACAGCCATACTTTAAATTCCTCTCTTTTAAATCAATCTATAATTTTATTCTATGTTTGTTGCTTAACCCATTTAATTATCTCACATCTCACTCATATCATAATTGTCTCTAATATAATCAATCAGCTCTTCTGTATTATTTTTATGCCACCAGCTAAATCTTCAGCAATCCAATATCTGTCACTACCTTCACTGTCTTTTTCTATATCATAATCAGATGCTTTTAACACTGTACACATTGCGTTTCCTGTTTGAATAGGTGAAAACAAATCTGTCACTCTCTTTTTACAACTTTCACACTCAACTACCTCTGTTCCAATAAATCCGCTATATCTAATTTGACTATTACCACAATCACAAGTTACTTTGAAATATTCCCCATCATCTTCTAGTTTCCACCCTAGTGATTTAACACTTTCTTCAAATGACATTACTTTAAAATCTGTTACTTCTTGTAATTTATTCATAATTATTCTCCATTTTCTCTTTTTAATTAAAAGATTAGTTCTATTTGGTATTGCTAGTTTAATTAGTCTCTGATATTCATTGTTATAAATTGCGAATATTCTCCATCGTTAAATGCTATTTGTTTTCCATTTAGCAAAGCATCAATATGTTCTTGCGTAATTACTGCTGTACTAGAACCCCACAAATGACCATAATTATCTTCTGCTTCTTTTGTATTATCAATTATTTCTACATTTCGATTCATATTTTCCTCCTAATTTTTCACATAAATGACAGCACTTATGTTATAATTGCATTAAACTTCTTGCGTCTCTTAATTCTTTTCTTTCATCTAATTCTATTGTAAATTGTCTAAGGTAGTTTAAACCATGTTTATCTAACCACTCCTTATTAATCAGTGAACCATTCTTCTGACTGCCATTGATAATCATCCTATTGCAATTCTCAATATATTTATCCGTCATTGTTTTAATGTCGACGATTTGACCAGAAGTATCTACCCATCTTGTATAATCCATATTATTTCCTCCTTTTCATTTTTAAAATAAAATTCGTCTTTTATTTTAAAATCTATACACTTCCTTTTACAACTCTCTCATTAACATTCATTACAAACTCTTCTACTTGTTTATAATTAGGTTTTTTAGGTAAATTGGTATTTAATTTAGCATATTCAAATTCCCATTCATATCCACGCAAAATATCCCAAAAATCACCACATATTACCCCATTTGTTAAATAAACACCATTTCTAATACCCATCAGTAAGTCACGTTCATTTTCTCTATAAGTGATTATCTCTTCTTTTTCTAGTATGTCTACGCACATAATATAAAGTCTAATTAGGTGCATCATATGTTTAGATAATCTTTGCTCATCTTTTCGTAGTTTTTCACCATTTTTTAATCTATGTAGTTGTTGGTTGGCATACCCACCAAAAGACTTAATGCATTTTTGAGATAGAAACATATGTCTATTATCTATCAACTCTTGTCCTATATCAGTGACATATAAATAATGCTCTGGCTTTAAACCTAGAATTTCTATCACATTTGGATTAGAGTTAAGTAATAGCTTTATTATCTTGTTGAAACTATAGATAGTTGTATCAGTACCTTCATGCACTACTTGCTCAAAACTGCTTAATCCAATTAAATCTGATTTACTATTTAGTGCGATACCCCTAATATCAATGTCACTACCTTCGACATTAGTACCATAGGCATGAGAGCCACCTAAACCTAAGAGAATTATATTATCACCTAGATGTTCATTTGTTCTTAAAAAATCATATTCTTTAGTATGTAATAATTGTTTGAAATTCATTTATTCACCCACTTTATTTCACTATAACTCGTATGTAATCCTTACTGGTAATACCTGATATAGTCTACGCTCATCAAAATTAAAATTAATATCTAATGTATTCTGAGCCTCACATTCATTAGAGTACATTCTTACATCCTCAATCTCTAGCATTCCTGTTTCTTTACCATCATAAAAGCATAATGGAAATTCATTTGTTGCTATCACATATTTACTACTTGTCATAATCATGGTTAAAAACCCCCTCTCACTCTAAATAAAACTTACATTTGATTAATTCTAGTGTTGATTCTTTCATTTACACCCCTTTTAAATAAAATCATGGTTTTATTGTAATTATTTACTACATATAGTAGTGTTTGTATTTTGATACCACTATATGTAGTATGGTTTCATAGATTTATTTTTCATTTATCTCTTCGGCAACCACTTAGTGAACACATTATTAAAACTACCCTTATTCCCACACATTTTCTTAATAATACACATTGCTAGACCATGTTCAGGATTATATGTATCACCTTTATCTTTTTGGCACTTGACTACAGTCTTAGTATCATCTTGCCATATAACTATTGTTGTTGGATCGTTGAAAATTACATTTTTGATATTGTTGGGGTTAAAGTACTCTGGCTGATGTTTAACTATGTGTATGTGGTTGAATGTAGTTAAATTATCCAAACATCCAGTAATTAAATCAGCATCTATAGTTCCCTCTGTATTATAATTTAACATAATTTTATTCTCCTTTCATATTTTTGTTTTAATTAATCCTTTTATTAACATCCATTACTATTCTTGCACCTTCTCTTAGTGCATTATCTATGCTAAGATTATGATGATTAACAATATGTTTAACATACTGCTTGTCTAAATTATCAACATAGGTAATAATATATTTATCTTCTCTGTCTATAATGACTAGTCGCCATATATCATTTTGTTTAATAGTGTTAATCTCCCAATACATAGTATTTCCCTCTTTTCTTAGCTAGTACTTAATTTGTAATTTGTGAACTGTTTTAATAGTATCATATTTCGTTCATCTTGTCAATAGTATTATTGTATGTTTATTAAAAAGTTTTTCATGAATGTCCTTCTATCAAAATTCTCTTTCTTTTTTATGGCTCTATTTAAAGTATTAACATCGCCTAAATGGAAACATTTCTCTTTCATTCTAGTTAATCCTACATAAATTAGATTAGAGTTTAACATATATGTATGTGCTTTTGGAGTTAAGAATATAATTACTTTCGACGATCCACCTTGAGATTTATGTGTGGAAATACTATACCCCAAACCAACACCATTCAAATCATCTCTAGTGTATATAACCTTTACCCCATCAAAATCAATAATCATTTCGTGTTGTCCAGTCTCAATAATAGTTCCAGTTTCACCATTGGCTATAAAAGTCTCTTCTTCATCTTTATCAAGTATAAACAAACCATCATCTACATATAACTTAGCTTTATAATTGTTCACTTTCTGTATAACTAAATCGCCTTTGTAGTATGTAACCTCGCCATGTTTTAAGCCATCACTTCCATAGTTTTTATTTGCCACCCTTTGTAAGTGGTTATTGAGCTTTATAGTTCCATATTCACCCTTATTATAAGATGTTAATACCTGAATATCCTCAACTGTATACTCTTGAGCTAATAGTTTTTTGTATAGTGCCACAACATTTTTAACCAATACACTTTGGTCTACATTAATGAAAGCATAATCTTGATTAGTACCAAAATAAGTACATAGTTTTATATTATCTTTATTTAAATATGCTTTACTATTCCTTACATCAGTTGCTACCTTCATTAATCCACCCTCACCATACCTAAATATTTTAGTCAAGGTTGTTGTAGGTATTATTTTTGATTGCATAAAGTCATGTAATAGGTTTCCACATGATACTGAAGGCAATTGTGCATTGTCTCCAATTATTAATAGCTTAGTCTTGCTAAAGTCAATAGCGTCTATAACTCTCTTGAATAAGAAAATATCAACCATAGAAAACTCATCAATTATTAATACATCACACATAAGTTTTTCTTCTTTGTTGTAACTCCAAACATTCGGTGGTATATACCCCAACCCTCTATGGATAGTGGTTGCATCTTCCTTGGTATATGCAGATAAGACCTTCGATGCTTTGCCTGTAGGGCACATTAATCTAAATGATTTATTGTTATCTCTTAACAACTTTACTATGGATTGTGTTGCAAAACTTTTCCCACTCCCTGCGTTACCATTTAAAATAGATATATTATACTTACATAGATTGTATAATGCATTCATTTGCTCGTCTGATAGGGGAATGTCGTCAATCATCCTATATTGCTCACAGTCATAATCCCATACCCAATTACTCTTTAAACCCTCTGAAATACTATCTGCTATGTACTTTTCTGTTTCGTATGTAGAGTTTAATGCAGCTACTGTAGCACCTTTATCATAAAATACACTATCGTCTTTAATTACATCTGTAAAATATTGTGAACAAGCGGGAACTAGCTTATCACATTGTTGTTTCAATTCAATTAAACTCATTTTTGTATGTCCATCATTCTCATTCTCGTCTAATAAATAAAGCACACAAGCTAAACATCTTTGCTCACTAGTTCTTAAATCAAACTCAAATTCAATAATAGGCTTTAATCCTTTTTTAATATTTTCTTTAGATACATTGTCAACATCCAACAATAGTGAATCGGCTGTTTTAAAACCAACACCACTTAAACCACATAAGCATTTGTATGGATTGAGTTTTAATTCACTTCTTACTTTCTTTACTGATGGATATTTTTCATAAAGTTTTTTTACCATAGATAGACTTAGTAGCCCTTGAAATTCACTAACCAGCTCTACTAATACAAAGTTCTCAATTATCTTCTCCTTGATAATGCTAAATGTATATTCCTTAATGCCTTTAGTCTTATTTAAATCTATATCATCTATATCGTTATTAATTACTCTATCCACTATATCAGGATAAGCATCATACAGAACATCTGCTTGTTTTGGTGTTAATATTTCAGATAGAAATATTTTTATATCTAATGACGTACTAGGCTTATCTCTTTTAATATTGACTACCTTATAGCCATAACCATACTTACCCTTTTCTTCGATTGCTGTTATATTATACTCAACTCCAGACCCTAATTCATGCAGGTTACCTGATACAGTAGCATTGCTATACTTAGTCAGTTTAATAGTAGGGTATTTTTCTTTATCTACATCAACTGCATAAACTTTAAATGATTCTGAATTATATATACAATTTACAACTACACCTTTAAACACTACTTCTTTTTCATTCATTAAACTATCACCACCAATCAATCTTTTATCACCTCATAGTCACTTAATATCTTTTGTGTTTCATCAGTAATTATCCATTCTTCTCCAATCTTCTTTCTCTTAAATCTCTCATCAAAACTATAAATTTTTAATACTGAATATTCACCGAAAGGAGATTGTTTAAACATGTTGCCCTTTGTTATTCTTACTCTTGTTTCATCACCTGTTTTAATGTTCCTTAATAATAAATATGGAGTAGTCGGGTTATCATATGTTTTAAAATTTAGTACTATATAATATTTTTCGCTAGCTTTAGGGTTAGTGTATGTGATATATTCTAAGTACTCTATTTCAAATTTAATATGCTCTATTATTGACATTGATTTATTTGGTATTTTGGAACATAATTCTTTTACAAGACCTTTAGTATCTAATTCCTTATATAATTTTTCCGTCTCTCTATTACTATATTTTTTTATTAAATATTCTGTTATCCCTAAAGATTCTAAGTCTTTTTTGTTAATTTGTTTTCTATTATATAGGCTATTATAAACTTCAGTTACATTTAGTAAATATTCATTTTTCCCAAAATCACTAAAGAAGTTTAATCCAATTAATATTTTTAGTTGTCTTGCATCTACCGATGTTTTAGAATTAATGCCCTCTAGTAAATCTATAAATGAATTATATTTATTATGTGAAAGCTCCATTAGTTCATCTGCTATCTTAGAGTTACAATATTTAATTGATTGTATACCTTTATATATAGCATTGTTATCTTTATCTATGGTATATCTTGATAATGATTTACCAAATTTAATTGGATATATTGATATATTACACCTTTTCGCTAAGTTGATCCCGTTATTAGTGTCTTTCTTGTCCTCAGCACGATTTAAGTAAGCTGCAACAAATTCAATAGTATAATATGTTCTTAAATATACACACTCATAACCGTTCATCGAGTAAGCTGTGGAATGGTTAAATCCAAATTGATACTCAGAACTATCAGATATTATTTGTACAAACTGCTTTGCCTCTTCTTCCGCAACCTCTTTTGGCTTAGAAGAATGTTTACAATATCCTTCTATTATTAATGGTAATTGTTGTTTTAACAAATCTTCATCTTTTTTTCCAATTGCACGTCTAGTAGTGTCGGCTAGTGAACCACTAAAATCACATACATCTGTTAAGAATTTAATGGAGTCCTCTTGGAATATCAAATAGCCGTTATTGTCTTCAAGAAGTTTGTCTATTTCTTCTGATGGGTTTTTATTAAATTCTCCAGCGATCATCCGATCTCTATATGATTTACCAGACGGACGAAGTGCAGCATTTACCATTGACATATGATTTATTGTGTGAGGATTAAAATCTTTGAGTAATTCAAAAGCATAATCCCCCTCAAATTGGAACACTCCCTCCTGAGATGTAATCATATTATCCCAAACCTCGCCATCATCCCAATTTAATTCATATGATTTAGGGTAAGGAATACCTGCATACTCACACGCATCTTTTATAATCCCTACTGTTTTTAATCCAAGAATGTCAAACTTTACATAGTTTAAAGAATCGACTGCCTTCATTGAACAAACTGAAACTGGCATATTTCTATCTCCATCTTTATAAAACAATCCTATATTATCTGCTAAAGTGATTGGAGAACCAATCATACCACTAGGATGTGTTCCCTTTGCTACTATAGTTCCTTTTAGTCCTTTTAAATAATAAAACAAATCTTGGTTATCATCAATCAATGTGGTGTATAACTGTTTAAACCTTTCTGCCTTTTTCTTTGCTTCTTTATTGTTTATTCTTCCCATATAAATCTTATGGTTATCAAAATTAACTGCAAATGAGTCTAATATACCCTCTTCAACCAAGTCTTCAATATTAACTTCCTCTTGGATAATTTTCTCATATTTTTTCAAATATTCATCAAACTGATTTTTAATATTTTTCACTTTATCTAAATCACTATAACCTAATCCACCAGCTAACACATCAATACAACCTCTATCTTGTAATGTTGAAAACGCTGCGATGTAAGCTGTTTTTTCTGGTGTAAATCTTTGTATAATATATTCATATACTTTTTCCCTATCTTCAGAGGCAAAATCTACATCAATATCTCCTAAACTTACCCTATCTTCATTACAGAATCGAGAGAATACTGTCTTCCAAACTAAAGGGTCTACATCGGTAATATCAGTAATGTATGCAATCATACTCCCACACACACTACCTCTACCTGTACCATATGGTATATTGTTACCCTTACACCAATTTAATAATTCTGACATAAATATCATAAAACTCTCCATACCTAATTTACTCATTACTATAAATTCTTCTTTAATTCTTAGTTTATAATCATTTATTGTATGGTTTGTTAAATCTAATGCACCAATATTCTTTTTATCTTCCAAGCTTTTATATATAAGATTTTTCCATTGCTCACTGACATTATCTCCATATAATGTTGGATATTTAAAAGTTTTATCCAATGTGAAATCTTCTATCATATCGGCAAATATATTCGTATTTTCTATTGCTTGCATATAAATATCGGACGATAGTGAACTCTGTGTCTTAAAAGCTTCAACTAATTCATCATATGTCTTCCACACTAAGTCAAATTCATCCTCTTCTCCATAAAAACTTTTTTTGTAAATTTGCAATATTTTTCTACACTCAGCCTTATACCTGCTAGAAGAATGAGTATCTGTTCCTGCTATCAAAGGTATACCAGTTTTTTTACTAATAAGATGTAATTTTTGATTATACCTTATTTGATTTTGTGCATTATGATATTGTATTTCTAAAAAGCATCTATGCTTATTTTCTGTCATCCACTTTATTAATATATTTAAAGCTTCTTTATTTTCATTTGTTTCGCTAGCCCATCTGTTTAAAGGAGAAGCTAAACATGCTGAAGTAAAAATAATATTTTCACTTGTACTTATTAGTTCACTAAGTGATATGCGCGGATTGTGATACATATGCCTATCAGTATTATCCTCTAAGTCACCTTTAGATGTTGCATTGGACATTAGTGTATTTAGTTCTAATACACCATCCCAGTTTCGGGCATATAGTCCAATATGCCCGCCTCTATCATTGTCTTCTAACTTGTGACATAAATACAATTCGACACCATGAATATACTTAATACCAGCCTTGTCACATTCTTGTTTCTTTTTAATCCAATCAAAAATTCCACCATGGTTACTAAACGCAATAGCTTTCATCTCTTGTTTTTTAGCAAGTTTAATATACTCTTTAAAGTCAGAACAAGAATCCGCATACCCATTAACATTACTAGTATCGTCATGTAAATGATATACAATATAGTTTTCACTCACTTAATCACCCCTACTCTACAACTCATCAAGCCAACTTAAATCCAACTCATCCTCTTTTTTGTCATGTAAAAACACATTGTTATCTTTTTTCTTTTCTAATCCTTCTAGAAATCTTTTATAAGGCTTATGCAAATTAGCAGAATACCCACATAAATTAGCAAAATAATAGCTTTGTGTCTTGACACTTTCCTCGCTATCAAAGAATATAGAATCATCATTAGTTGTTTTATACTGTTCTTCCTTCTTTATAATCTCATCCAACGTCTCAATAATTTCTTGTTTTAAATCATTTATCATTTCTTGTGTTAAGTCTACATACACATAACAATCCTCAACTTTGTACTTTTCTTGCACTTCTTCAGGAAGACTTTTAATATCGTTAGTCTGTTCTAATAGATTTATGTAATAGTCTATCTCATCTTCATATCCTGTTTTCTTTAACCACATTTTAGCATTAGCTTTTAAACTACTACCTATTTTACATCGTTCTATTTGTCGTTCATTGGTTTTACCGTTGGCTTGTTGAATGAATATAGATACATATTTAAGAAAATTCCATCCTATCTTTATTTTTTCTAATGGAACACCTAGCTGATGTAGACCTTCGGCGTATAATACCAGTTGACCTGACTCGGATAATGCCTTTTTTCCTTTATATATAGTACTAGTTTTAAAGTCTATTATATTGAAATCGCCATCATCGTTTTTGTATACAGCATCTATATACCCTTGAAACACATATTTACCAACTTTAATAATAATAAATCTTTCTAAATCTATCTTATATTTAATAGGTTTATGGCTCTTAAAAAAATGTCTTAAATCATACACATACTTATCCCCTATATTCTTATTCTTAACTTCATCAGTTCTGTCAAACTTTAATTGTGCAATATCTATTGCTGTAACCCATCCATCATTAAATTCACCCAACATATCTTTGTGCTCAATTTCTTTATTGTAGTACTTCTCAAGGGTATTATGACACATGTTTCCTAGAACGCCATATGAACTCGAATCATTATCCTGCTTTTCTTTTTTTACGTATGATAAAAAATATTCATATGGTGAGTTTCTGTATTTATTAAAACGACTCCATGAAAAAAGTCTATCTGTGTTATACTTCCTGCACAAATCCTGTATTTCTTGCTTTGTTTTTCTAGCCACTCATTTCCACCTATTTCCTCTCTAAAGATTTTATATACTCTTTATGCTCTCTCTCATCATATACAACCCTATGTTTAAACAAGAACTCATAAATCTGATTTCTTGCATCTGCTGGACTATCCTTTTCACCAAGTAAATCCCACCTATCGTATATATAACTTACTTTCCTCAGACGATAGAATTTCTCACACATATGTCTCACTTCATTAATATCTACGTCTTTATCTAATGCAATAACCACCTCATAAATATCTAAGCCAAGAATTATTCTCACTTGTTCATCTGATATTGCATGTCCACTTAGTGCCACACCTGAATAATCGCACAAGCTGTCTCTTTTTAATACAGACTTTTCAGATTCAAAAATAGTTATGTGCTTTAATTGTTCTATTTCTTCTTTATTCTCCCACAAGCCAAATAGATTATATGATTTAGGATATGATGGTGTAATAAAATATTTAGGGATATCAAATAAATCAAAATTTTCAACAGTAGTTCTCGCATTAGTTCCAAGTAATTCACCTGTGAGCCAATATCTCATTGGTATAATTACTCTCTTCCAACGAAAACTATATCCCAACCCAAACTTTTTGGTAGTCCATGGCATTATTCCTTCTTTATACCATGAGATGTGTATATATGGTGCAAAGTCATAAAGTATATCTTCATCCAATATTTTAAAGTCCAGAACATTTGTTTTTTTCTTTTTGTATCTTACCTTTCTGAATACCGCTAACGGATCTTTTTTCTCTATTTTAGGCTTTGTTTGTCTTGAATATGTAAGTTTTAATCCTAATACACTATGTAAGTATTTAAGTGCCTCTATAAATGTGCATTCTTTATTGTACTGAACTAAAGTTATCAAATCTGACATATCATCAAAATATTTCTGTCTGGTATAATTTACACAATTAAGATACTTATTATTTTTTATATTTATAGCAGTTGGATTGTTGCCATCACCATCTTTATTTTCTATATTGGCACAAGAGTAATACTCTTTATGTGGATGGTATTTAATTGAGTGACAACCTATTTGCTCTAATATAAATTCAATTTTGCTATTTTTGTATATGTATTCTTTTAAATCCGACACTACCAATTAAATACCACCACCTTAAAAGTCTTGTTGTACGTTACATATTCCAATATCCTTATAGATATTAGTAGATAGATCACACTCGGATATAATTTGAAACTCATCAGTAGCACCAAATCTATTCTTAGGAATAAACATAATTAAATATTTTTTATCTCGCTTTAGCTTAAAAGGAATTTTACTTTTTCCATTCTTGCCCTCTAGCCTGTAGCCAGTTATCTCATGCGTACCGCCCTCAAACTCATCCTCAAGTGGTCTGCGCATCATTAGATTCACACTCATTACATCAACAATTGATTTTGCCATTCCCACGTCATTATTTGTAAGATATCTTTTAATAAGACTACCCTTGCCTAACTGGTAAGTAACAAACAAGCCTACGTTCTTAACAGCTGGTTTTACAACGTCATACAGTGCAACCATATCTCTCATCATAGACTTGTATATTTCATCTGTTCTAGCATCACTACTTTCTTTTAGTGTGTCTAAAATAAAACATCTTACACCCATGCTAGAGTATTTTTTTATAACTTTTATTACAGTGTTAACTGAATATCTATCTAGTGGAATTACAGTTATATTTCTTGCATCTTTCTTCTCTTCTAACCAGTCAGCACACTTTCTAAGTAGTACCATAACTTCAGGAGTAAAATTACCATCTCTCAAAACATATTTTTGCAACTTTTCTTTAAAAATGTTATTAGCAACCCATATAAGTAACTCACGCCTTACTTTAGTTTCATCTTCCTCATTAATTATTATTACTACTTTTTCATCGTATTTTATAACAGACGGAAGTATATAATTAATAGCCATTGTCGATTTTCCTACACCTGAATTTGCTCCAAGACCAATGATATTACCATCAAAATTAAATCCACCAATCTCTTTGTTGAGTAGGTCACAATTGTGAAGCGGCATACCCACACTTGTTCCTTTATCTAATTCATCAATCAATTCATGTAATCCATCTAACGCATTATAGCTTTTAACATCGCTATCAATATTGATGAATGTATGGTTAATAAATGTCTCAAACTCATCATATATATTTTCGAGTGTCATATCACAATAATCACTTAGCCTGTCATGCACTGGATAGCCTGCTTTAACAAGCTTAACTATTGTATTCCATTTATATAATTCTTTAATATACCCATCAAGATTTTCTACTTCTACATATTCCTTGGCATTGAATATTGTCTCATAGCCACCATATTCCTCATATTTTTTTTGTAGTTTAGGGTGTTTTTCTAGGTATAGCCCAATTGTTATGTCGTCTAGAACACTCTTTTCTTCAAGCAATACTAAATCACTCACTATCTGAAAATAAACTCTCCAAATATTGTGAGAAAAATCATCTAGCTTTAACTCTATATCGTATAGTTCGTCAGGATCCTTGTATAGTATGGCGACAATGTTTGCTTCACTTGCTTGTTTAAACTCGCCAATCCTCTTTAGTGTCACTAACTGTTCTTTCTTAAAATCTGATAGCTTAGTAGTTCCTTGATTAGTTGTAGCTTTCTTTATATTGGTCATGCCTCCCCCTACCACAAGTCTTTAAACTTATCACCAACCACTGTCTCTTTAGTCTTCTTTTTGTATTCAGCACCCTCATAATAAACATTGTCTAAGTTGGTTTCTTGTGCTTTTTTATGAGATTTCTTCACGTTTTTAACTCTCAAATAAATATCATTAATATTATTTTCTACAATTGCAGATATGTATAAAAACTTATTCATTTCATTCTTGAATTTTTTGCCTTGTATTGCTCTTGATATAGATGGCTTACAAGCTTTAAATGTGTATAGTATTACTTCATATGAATACTCAGCATAGTTTTTACTTTTATTGTTGGCCATCAGCTTGCCTTTTGTTAAACCTTTGAGTCTTAATACCATCTCTTTTGAAAGAGATTGGTTATCATCATATTGCATCACTTCTTTTCTCACATATTGATATAGATCATCCCACTGTTGCTTTTCTTCTGCCGTCATCTTTTTATTCTCGTTACTCACAATATCACCACCGTTTTATTTTTAATAAACAAGGGTGAATTTTATAACTCACCCTTGTAATGCTTTATTGTTTCATCTATTGTTTATCTTGCTATTTTTAAAACTTCTTTAGCCTGTTTAATATCTGTAAGCTGTGTAGGGTTATCAGCTCCAAATTCTTTACATTTTTCAAGTATAGGCTTTACTTTATCTAGGTCTGACTTGTTAGCTTTAATGTAATCTGTAATTTTATCAATTACTTCATTAAACTCTTTTTGTTTTTTCTTTTCTTCTTCAGCTTTAGCAATTTCCTTTACTTTCTCTAATTCGGCTTGTTCTTGTTCTTTTTCAAGTTG